GGTACGCAAGGTAGTTGCGGAAGCTTTAGAACCCGTTAAGAGTAATCTATCTCAAACACAGGTAGACTCTACAGTACAACGGTTACAAGCCAAACACCCTGATTTAACCGAAGTTGTTAATGACTTAGGTTTTCAACAGTGGATTATGGAAAGCACTCCGCGACAAGATATGTGGGTTAAAGCAAGTAACGGAGATTTTGATTATGCAGACGAACTGTTTACACAGTACAAAGCTGTTCAAAAACCTCAAGTGAAAGCGGAGAAAGAACAAAATCAAGCTGTAAAAGAGAAAGAGCTTGAGGCTGCTTCTTCTGTATCTGCTGGTTCGTCACAAGACGCAGGAGCATCATCTAGCAAAACGATTTATCGTAGAGCTGAGTTAGTGCGACTGAAGATGAATGACCCCCAGAGATACAATGAACTACAAGGAGAAATTATGCAAGCATACGCAGAAGGCAGAGTTCGTTAATTTATCCAAGTTTAATTTTAATTTTTTATAGGAGGAATAGGTTATGGCCCTCGGCTCTAATCATATGACGACTACCACTCAGGCGACGTTTATCCCTGAATTGTGGTCGGACGAAGTAATCGCGGCATACAAGAGTAATCTTGTACTCGCAAATCTAGTTACCCGAATGAACCACGAAGGTAAAAAAGGTGACACCATTCACATTCCTAAGCCAACTCGGGGTGCAGCTTCTGCAAAAGCAGCACAGACTGAAGTTACGCTTATCACTGCGACAGATACTGAGCTTACAATATCTATTGACAAGCACTACGAGTATTCTCGATTAATAGAGGATATCCTAGACAAGCAGGCTTTGTCAAGCATGAGGTCTTTCTACACTGATGACGCTGGTTACTCACTAGCTAAGCAAGTAGATACGCACCTTTGGTTGCAATCTTACGCTTTAACTGGCGGTACAGCTAACACTGTATCTTCAGGAACTACAGTTGATTTTGGTACTGCAGGTACTGTTATTGGCTCTGATGGAAGCACAGCTTTCGACGCAGGTAATGACAACGCAGCAGCTTTGGCTGATGCAGGTATCCGTAAGGTAATCCAAACTCTTGACGATGCTGATATACCTATGTCAGATAGATTCCTTGTTATCCCTCCAGTGGAGAAAAAGAATCTAACTGGTCTTGCTCGATTTACTGAGCAAGCGTTCACAGGTGAAGCTGGCCCAGGAAACTCTATCCGTAACGGTTTAGTCGGTGATGTATACGGAGTACCTGTATACGTTTCTACTAACTGTCCTACAGATACTGAAGGTTCTCAGGACGCTAGACTTTGCTTGTTAGCTCATAAATCAGCGTTAGTTCTTGCAGAGCAAATGTCTGTTCGTACTCAAACTCAGTACAAGCAAGAGTGGTTAGGTGACTTGTTCACTGCTGACACTCTGTACGGTACGGGTGAACTACGAAACGATGCTGGCATTAAGATTGCTGTCGTTGCTTAATAACCTACGGGGAGGGTAAAACCTCCCCCTTTATTTAGGAGAGTTAATCTTATGTCTAGGTTATCAGGATTTCCAGTTGTTTCGGCAACTTGGGACGCAGCAAGTATAGCAGATGGGGACGAGGTAGCTGTAGACGTTACTGTTCCTGGAGCAGCTTTAGGTGATTTTGCCATGGCTTCTCTATCTGTTGATGTTGCAGACTTAGTTTTAAGTGTAGCAGTTACGGCTGCAAACACAGCTACGGCGGTATTAGCAAATAATACTGGTGGAGCGGTAGACTTAGGTTCAGCAACCTTGCGTGTTCGCGTCATACCATTTGACGTTATGTAATTTAATGGGGGTGTAACAACCCCCGTTTTTAAGGAGGAATCTAATGTCGTCATCTGCAGTTACATTATTAGACGTTGTTAATAAGATTCTTATTCGTTTAAGAGACCAAGCTGTGTTGAGTATAACTAGCACAACAACTGCCACAGGTGGAGCACCGTCTTATACAGATACGATTGTACGATTGCTTAACGACGCAAAACGAGAAGTAGAAGATTCGTTTGATTGGATAGGCTTACAAGAGTCTATTACAATTACAACTACCAGTGACACAAGTTCTTACGATTTAGAAAACTCAAGTCAAGGCATTTACACTAATCAACGTAGTCGAGTGTTAGACGTGTATAACACTACTACTGATGTTAGGTTAGCACCACGACCTTTTGAGTTTATAAGAAAACAGAATCAACTTAGTACACGAACAAATCAAGAACCTTACGCCTACGCAGTATCAGGAGTAAGTGCAAAACAATCATTACAAATAATATTTTACAGCACTCCAGACGCAACATACTCTATGTCTGTAGAGTGTGTAGTACCTCAAGACGATTTAACAGGTAATACAGATTATTTTAAAGTACCTTGGTATCCAGTATACCTACGAGGTTTAGCTCTTGCTATAAGAGAGCGAGGTGAAGATGAAGGAGAGTTAAGCTCTGAAGTACAACGAGCTTACGAAAAAGCTTTAGGAGATGCTATAGCTTACGAACAAAGCCATAAATGGCAGGGTCAAGGTGGCGGTGATTGGATAGTTTACGGAGATTTCTAAGTAATGGGTAGCAAATTACAGTCTTTAGTTCTTCGTGCTCCAGGTATGTACGGCCTTAACTTTGAAGGAGAAACGTACCAAGAAGCTCCTGTCTTTGCAGAAGTAGCAGAAAACATTGCTTACGACTCTGCAGGACGATTAACCAACAGAAAAGGGTTTGATGTATTAACTAACGGACATGTTAACGCTTTAGGATACGAGTCGTTAGGAAGTAATCCTATTACAACTGTTACAACTGCAGGGCTTACAGGTCGTATTACAATAGCAGATACTGCTCACGGACAGTCTACAGGAGACTTTGTAACTATTAGCGGAGCTGCAGACACCAACGGAATTACAGCAGCTCAAATTAATACTCGATTTTCTATTACTGTAGTCGATGCTGACAGTTACAACGTTTACACAGCAGGAACAGCAACCTCAGCTTCTGCTGGAGGAGGGGCAGGAGTAAAAGTTAAGTACGAGCCTAAAGTAGATACATTGTTTATGTATAACTACTCAGGAGGCCAAAGATTACTTTCTGTCAGTGCTTACGGCGGTAACAACATTTACGAAGATACAGCTCCTTTTGACAACTTTACGTCAGTCAAAGGTGGCGTAACTATTGCTAACACTAGACCTCAATTTGTAAACTTTGATGACCAAGTTATAGCTACTAACGAAGGCTCTGCTTTAATTATAAAAAGCGGGTCAGGAAACTTTGCAGCTATTACTCCGCAACATGGAAGCGTTCCTACAGGAAGATTAGTACACAGTGCTTTTGGTAGAGTATGGGCGCAAAAGTCTCACACAGGAACAAGTCAAAACATTATTAATTACTCTGCTGTGTTAGATGAAACAGATTGGAGTAGTGCAGGCGGCGAGATTGACGTAATGGGTAATTTTGCTGCTATTAAAGATGGTTACGATGAGCTAGTAGCTATATCGTCTTTTGACCACTACTTAGTAGCTTTTTTACGTAACAGTATTGTAATTTATAACAATCCTGATTCTCCTGTTGACTTAGGCATAGAACAAATTATACAAGGTATTGGGTGTATAGCTAGAGACAGTATCCAGGCAATAGGAAAAGATTTATATTTTATGTCTGCTACAGGCATTAGGTCACTACGACAAGTTATTTACACAGGTGACAGAGCAGACTTAAACGAAATATCTACTCTAGTACGAAGAGAATTTTTAGTAGATGTTGCAGCAAGTGAGTCTGCTTTAATTAATGTAAGGTCTGTTTACGACCCAGAAGAAGGACAATACTGGTTAAAAGCTCCTGAAGGAAACATTTGGGTGTTTGACATGCATACGCTAGACCAGAATGTTCCTATAAGAATTACTAAGTATGTCGACACTAAGTGGGACAGCTTTGCTTACTTTGAAGGAGAGACCTACATAGGCTCTCGCGGAATGATAGGAAAATATAATGGATTTGTTGATGATTCTCCGTCAGCAAGTACATCTTACACTTGTACTTGGCGCAGTAACCCTGCAGATTTAGGTACATCTAAATTAAAGATGTTAAAAAAAGTAACTGCAACAATAGAAGGCGCAAGTACCTCAGATACGGTTAACGTAACCTACGCTTTTGCTGAAGGTGGTAGTGGAGAAGTACCTTTTACGTTATCTTCTAATAACGCATTTAACAGGTCGTCAGGTCTAGCAGTAGGTACAGTTGCAGAGTGGGGAGTAGCTAATTGGAACGTAGACGAGTGGGGAGGAGGTTCTGCCTTAGCTTATAATTTAGCAGCTCCTATATCACAAAGCGGAAGAACATTTAAACTAGGAGTTAGATTTGTTTCTAACGGCTTTCATATTGCAGTAGAACAATTATCTTTATTTATGAAAATGGGTCGAGAAGGTAGGTAACCATGAGCGATTATACTAGAACACAAAACTTTACAGCTAAGGATAGCCTTGATACTGGAGACCCAGAGAAGGTAATTACTGGCGCAGACATGGACGGAGAACTTAATGCTATTGCAACAGCTATAGCAACTAAAGAAGATACAGGACTTATACCATCAGGTACAGTGATGTTATTTGTA